AACATCTATTCTTTTAAATGGAGTTCCTTGATTTGCAATACCTAAAGTTAATCCAGGAATTTTAGCTTTATTTGAAAAAAAATCAATTTTTCTATTCTTTGCAATATTAAATTTAAATCCTATTGGAGATAAAAAATTTCTATTGCTAATTTGATTGGGAAATGGCATAATAATTTAATATGGAGCGTTGCTAACTATTCTTCCAAGAAACTTTTTAGTTTTATCAGTAGAAGATGAAGATTTTTTGTTATTTTGTCCAATTGGTGGTGGACCAGAGGCAAATTTTTGACCAGGTTTTATTATAGTGCTTTGAAGATTTTTTTGCACTTTTGGATCACTTAATTTATTCACTAAGTCTGGATGAAATGCCTGCTCACAAAATTGCTTAAAATTTTTCATTCTTTTACAATTAAGTTAAACCATTCTTCACTCATACCGTTAATAATGATATCTGCAGATTCTTTACTATCTGCATATCCTTCGCTAATAAGATGTTCAACTACTTTTTCGTAACTTTTATAAATTTCTTGAGACTGTTTGGGAGTTGGTTTCATTTTATTAATAGTTTTATTTTTATTTAGATAAAAAAAGAGGGTCTTGCGACCCTCTCGAATTTATGTGAAAATAACTCACATGAGGTTGTTAACACGTACTCTTCTGTAGTAGCGGTTAGCGTTTGCCCTGAGGCGACCAAGACCAGGTGTGGTTCCTTCTGCAAATGGGTTTGCAACGATACCGTATCTGGTCTTAAATCCGATTTTAGGCTGGAAGTTGTTCTCACCAACGGCACGAACCATTTGGAGGGGAACATATGGGCAATAGAACAGACCTGCATCATAAGGGGAAGAACCCTTATAACCAACAACATAGTACTGGTTAGCAGAAACGTTTGCCGAATAAGGATCGATATAAACACGATACTTACCTTGGAGAACACCAGCAAAGGTGTTACCAGTGTCATCAACGTTAAGATTTGCGTTGAGTGCGGGGGTGTAGTCAAGTACACCAGCCATGGTCAGGGCGGAAGCAACGTCTGCAGAGCAGAGGATCATGTTGCCCTTTCCTCTACGAGTTCTTTGTGCGATAGCGTTAGCATCGCGCTCGATTTGGAAGATAAGACCCTTGAACTTCTCAACTGACCAACGACCGTTGGAGTCAACGTCGAGGTCGAAAGTACCAGCAGAAGCAACGTTTGCTTGAGCACCTGATTCAGCAATCTTGTAGATAGTTCTGATAACTTCGCGGTTGATTTCAGCAAGAATCTCAGTTGAGAGAATGTTTGCTAATTCCGCTTCAGCATTCAGACCGTGGATTGCCTTGAGGTCTTGAGCAAGCTCAAGTGAGTACTCAGCTTTCAGAGCGCGTGACTTTGCAGTTACGGTGACCTTCTCGATAGAGAATGCCATTTGGTTGAACTCGTTACCGTCATAACCGAGTCCTTCAGCATTCTCAGTGTCCATACCTTGACCTACACTGTAGGTGTTGTATGCCTGACTACCTTCTGGGTTCAGAAGACCTGGATTTGTTCCTGCGGATGCTGTAGTACCGAAACCTACGGAAGCACCGTCAGAACCGGAAACATATCCACTACCAAGAACGGCATTGCGGTCGTCATCTTGACCAGACCATGCAGTATCTGCTTCATCGAACAGAGCTTCTGATCCACCTTGTGTAGCGTACTTAGAACGCATTGCAAAGATAAGACCAGTAGGACCATTCATTGGTTGAACGCCAGCGAGGTCATATGCGACCAGGTTTGGCATTGAACGACGAATGAGGCTGATTAGAACAGGATCGAAACCAGCAACAGGTGAAGATGCATCAGCACTAAAACCTGCGGTTGCGCCAGATGAACCAGTATTAATGTTTGGACCTTCGGAAAGGAATGCACGCTCTTCGCGTAATTCTCTTTCTTGGTTTTCTAGCAGGATAGCAGTTACCGCTCTACGATGCGAATCTCTGATTGGATCCATTCCTTGATAATCAAGGATTGGTGACCACTTCTCCTGCAATTGTTCTGCATTGAACATTTGCATTGTTTTTACCTCTTTAAAATTTAGTTTGATTGTTTATAATTTAAAAATCACTTTTTAGATACTCTACTGAGAGTTTGAAGATATGCCTCCATGATAGGAGATACTGATTCGCTCAGATTTTCTCCGTAGGAAACATCCTCAGATAAGTTCTCAGAAAAGTCTTTTTGAGTACCAGTTGATCTGGTTGGGAAATACGATTCCCTCAGAGTTACCAGTTTCTCACGATAGTTTTCTTCACTATCAAACTCAACATTTTCGGCAAGAGAAGCGAGTTTGTCCTTCTGAGAAAGTGCAAGACCCTCAGTAACATCGGCAAAGATTACATCAGCAACCGACTCTGCTAATCTTCTATTCAGAGCAACATTTCTTTGAATTTGCTCGTTGAGTTTTTCTTCCATTTCATCAAGTTTATCTACCATACTCTCGATTACATCATATCTATCTTCAGGGATTGTTACATAATGATCTTCAAAAAGACCTCTCATTCCTTGGAGGAATGATTCGGTCATTTCAGTCTTAAGACCGTGCTCAATTGCGAGTGCATTTTCAGCAATCCACTCGTCAGCAACATACTCAAGATATGCATCAACTCTTTCGACTAATTCTGATCTAATTGATGCAACTTCTTCAATTAAGGCGCTTTCATACTGAGATTGGAGATCTTCTTTAATCTCAAAAACCTTTGAACGAATAGCGGCTTCAAAAATAGTACGTGCTTTCTCTTGGAATTCCTCAGAAAGCTCTTCACCTTCTAGAAGAGCATTGACATCTTCTTCGATGTCAAACTCTTCCTTCATTTCATCTTCATTTTCTTTTGCTTCGTGACCTTTACCTTCTTTCTTTTCTTTTTCTTTCTTTTCCTTGCCCTTTGGTTCGCCAGTCTCTCCTTCTTCGTCGGCAGCTTCAGCAACTACTTCTTCTTCCTCGTCAAGTTCTTCCTCGTCAACGAGATCTTCATCTTCGTCTTCGGTTTCTTCCTTAACAGCACCTTTGGCAAGATGTTGCATAGGATCAGCAGCTTTAGCACCCTTATTGACAACATTTCTTACCGAAGCAAGAGTTGTGGGTTCTTTAAGTTTTGCAGAATTATCGTCTGGGCGATAATTTTCTGGGGTTGGACCGCCAAGATCTTCCCAATTGCCAGCAGTTTGTCCAGGTGCAATACCTGTCGTTAGCTTCTGCATTGGTTCTGCAGTCTTGGCTCCTTTGGTTACTACGTTTTCCATTTCTTGTAAATTTCTACCAACGGACATTTGATTAGATATTTATGTATTAATCTATATTTATTTATAAATTATAGATTTGAAAGAAATTCATTGAATAAATTCAACTTATGCTCTTCCAATCTTTTTTGATCAACTAATGTATTAATTCTGCGTTTTGTAGACTCTGCAAGTTTTTCACGAAGAATTCCACCTTCCCAAACCCACTCTTTACCTTCCATAATTCCCGAAACAAATGCATCGGGTGCAGAAGGATCGGCAACGATATCGGCAGCAGTTGCAAGCATGAAATCTTCACCAACAATTTTATGACCTTCATTGGTCATTTTTAATGAACCAACACCACGAGAAGAAACACCAAGAGTTACACCTTCACTAATAAGAGATTTTGCAATCTTACCCATTGGAGTTTCTAAGAGTTGTGCCTTTCCTCTAAAATTATTTCCTTCACATGTAAGGGAAACAATTTTATGAGAAACACGATCTAGATTCACAGTTGGACCATCTGGGTGTCCAAGTTCTCCAAGAGCACGACCTTTATTAATAAAAGATTCTGTATATCTTGTTACTTCGCGGGAGAGTGTTTCCATAGGATACATTCTACCGTTTCTGTTAGTAATGTCTCCTTGGAGAAAAATTCCCTCAATATAACATTTTTTACAGGAACCTTTTCCCTCAGTAATAAATTTAACTTCTGATACTTCTTCTGTGATTAGTTTCATTGCTTTAATTTGTAAATCCTACTTTTGCACCTAACACAGAAGCGTTTGAAGCGTAAACACAGTGTGAAGGTAACTTTTCTAATAATTCTGATTGAGCTCTCATTAGTGTAAAAGAACCAATAACACTACCACTTTGTGTTTCAACAACTGTCACTGCATAATCTGCACCAGTTGATGTGTTAACTAAACGAACAACTGTTGCTGCACTAAAACTAGTTGCTGCTCCGGTTGTAGTTGGAAGTGCTGCTTCTGCTCCAAGAACTTTAATTCGTGCTGACATTATTCTTCCTCAGTATTCTCTTGATCTTCATAATCAAATATCAAAGAAGCAATTTCTGGTTTTGCTAATTCAATTCTTTCTGCAGCTTTTGAATATAAGATGGATTTAATTTGATCAGTAATATCAGAAGCTGGAGAGTCTGTTGCCACCAAATCGATAAGTTCTTCCATAAAATTTATAAATGTTGTTATATTGTATTTATATTTCAGCTTTCTTTACGTCTTTTTGCATTTGGGCGTCAGTAACTTTTGAATCCTGAGTTAAATCTGGTTCAGTTGGAACTTGCCCTAATCCAGCATTCATATTATTAGGATCACCTGGTACAGGTAGTGGCTCTCCAGTAATTGGATCAACTAAATTTGGATCTGGAATTAATCCGTCTTTAATTTCTTTTTTAATCTGTTTATTAATTTCTAAAATTTCAGAATCAGTTTGTCTTAGGATTTTTCTACGAACATATTCTTGGGAGAAATATTTTCCAATATAAGGTTCTATTGTTGCTAAAGTTGCTAATCTGCCATTAACTAATTCACTTTCCTTTAATTCTGCAAATTGATTGTCATATAGAAAGTCATATTGGATATGATCTGAAAGTTCTTCCCAATCTTCTAAAGTAATGACATTTTTTAATATTAATTGTGTTTTCAACATATCATTAAATAAATTTGCAAACCTTTTTCTTAAACGTCCTACAAATTTAGAAAACTTTAGTTCATCACGAAGAATTTCTGAAGATCTTCCCAAATTAAATCCACCGTCAGACGCAATTCTTGATTCGGGAACTCCAAGTGCCCTGTAAAGTTTTTTCTGAAAATACTCAATATCAGCAAGTTCTCCAAGATTTTGTCCACCAGGAAGAGTAGTAATTTCAGTTCCTCTTCCACCTTCTCTACGTGGTAACCAAAAATCTTCAAGCATACTCATGAACTTGCGATCATCACGAACTTCTCCAGTAGAAGCGTTATAGACTAATTTATTTCTATAGCGATTCATAACATCGCGTAGATATTGTTCTGCTTTTACTTTTGGAAGATTGCCTACGTCAATATAGAAAATTCTGCGCTCAGGTGCGCGTGATAGTCTGTAAATTACCAAAGAATCTTCAATCATTCTAAGTTGATTGAGTGCTTTAATTGATTTATGTAAATATGATAAAATACTTCCTTTATTTCTATCAACTAATCCAGAAGTCACATATGTGATAGAATCTTTTGCTATTTTTATTCCTTTTGAACTTGTATTGACGCTAGCTATGGCACCAACTGGAAAATTTGGTCTTGGCGTGTAAAGAAAATATTCTTCTACTTCTGGATGAAAAGCCTTATCACTCTCTTCCAATCTTGATAGGTTTGAATTTGGTATAGAATTTTTATCTTTTTTGTGTTGCCTAACAAATCTCATTTTCATTGGATCAATATATCTAACTTCTTTGATCCCTTCTTCTGGTTTTTTTAAATCAATTACTTTATGGTAATATAGTCTTCCGTCAACATACCAATTTCTAAAAATTTCGTGACACTTTTTATCAAAATCTAATATTTCTTTAATATATTTAAATTCTTCTCTGATAACTTCTTTTAATCTATCACTAGCATTGAGATTAGAAAGTTCTATCTCTACTGGTGAATCATAAAGGTCACTAACGAGTGCTTCATTTACAACGTCTTCTATGGCATTATCACATTCTGGGTGTAATGCCATTTCTCTGTATCTTTTAATCAGATCATATTCAGTCCTATATACACCCTCAATATCTACATACTGACCATAAAATCCACTAGCAATATAATTATCAACCCCGTCCTCATTATTAGGAGGAACGGGGGAGACAATTGATTTGGATTTTTGATCAGAATTTTCAATAGAGAAACCAAAGAGTTTTGCCATTTTATAATTTTATACTTTTAAATATCCTAAAACTATTTATCAGGTAGAAATTGCAGGTGAAGTAATAGAAACTGGACTAGATGCAGTTGTTGCAGCAGCTTTCCAATAAAGGATTTGAAATTCAACACTATACTCTTCAATTGTATCAGTTGTGTCCATAGACAAATCAATTTGAGAAATATTTGTTGGAAAACAACCAATAAAATCATATGTTCTTATTGCTTCACCAGCTTTATTTAATTGACTGACCTGTAAGTCGCAATCATATTCTACTGGTCTAGTTTCACCTGTTGCCTGATTGAGATCATTAATTCCATTCATCCATTCTTCAAATGCTGTGCGAATCTTGAAGTCAACATCATTAATTACAGTAATAGACCAAGTATCAAATGTTCTTTCACCAGCTACTTTTAAAACTCTTCCTCTAAATGGAACTTCAATTGGAGTAATATTTGAAGCTGGAAGTGCTGCAGTTTTAGCTAAAAATTCAATTTTAGTTCCAGCAGCGATAGAATCAGTTATAGTTTGACTTCCCACTGTAGTAGGGAAAGTTAAAGAAACTGAAAATAGATTAGGTCTTGCGCCACCGCCAACAAGTTGACCTTTAAAGTCGGTGATAGTTCTTAATGCCATCTTTTTTTACCTCTATGTTTTATGTTATTTTTGATTAATTAAACAGTACCGATTACTTCTTCAAAAGAAACACCAGTTTTAGTGGCAACAAAAGTTAGGCCAATATAATTAATAGATCTATTTGGTTTAATAAAGATATCGGCAATAAATTCATTTGCATCAATAACAGAAGCAGTGTTATTCGTAGAATCACAAATTAATCTATAATCTTCAATACCTCGCTTTGATTGAATATCTCTTAGGAATGGTTCAACAGTTGCTATAAAGTTTCTTCTAGTTGTTTCATCATTAAACTCGAATAATTGATCTTTTGCGACAGTAGAAATTGCCGCTTCAAGGTAGATAAACAATCTACGAACATTAATACGATCAAATGCAGACGATTTTGCAAGTCCTGTCTTATCACCGAATAAAATTATTCCTGCACCTGGGGAGAATATAACTGGATTAATTCTATTTGAATAAAGTCTATCTCTTTGAGTTTTTGAAGGATTGTATGCAAGTTTAACGGCATTTAAAATAGCACCTCTAGAAGTTCCAGCTGGTGAGAACCATGGGAAGGAAACAGAATCAGTTCTAGCGCACAAACCAGCAATATCACCATTCAAGGGAACATATCTAAAAGTATCGGAGAATCTATCATACATGTACTTGTAACCACTATCAAATACTGCAAAAGAAGAAGAAGGAATTGAAGCATAATAACTAATTACATTATCCGTAATTGTGGCGGAATCTTTGAGAACATATCTATTTCCAGAAGATTCTGTTAAGAGTGCAGATCTATATGGAGATATAAATGCCAGGCAATCTTTTCTTTCTTCGGCTACGGATATTAATTTTGAAGCAAGTGCTTGTGCGTTTTCTTTTGCATATCCAGCAGATCCCATGAGTAAGAAGTCTACTGCATATTCATCCGAATTTGAAAGAAGTCCATAACCACTAGACAAATTGGCGAGGGTTGAACTGAGTGATCCTTCTGCAGTTAAATCAGTACCTCCATCATAATTTTTACCATTTTCTAATGTTAGAACATTTGATCCTGTTCCAGCAAAATAAATTCCACTCGCAGATTGATCCCAACCTGTATCTGTTGCTAAAGTAAATCCAGAAGTATATGCGGTAGTAACAATTCCAGACGGTGCAGATCCAGCAAAAATATATCTAGAATTTTCTGCTATGTACTTTCTCCAGTACGAAGTACTTCCAACAGAGAATTCCGCATCAGACGCTTTAGAAAGTGAAAGATGCTTTTCTAATATTGTTCCAGTATTTCCACTAACAGACCCAATATCATCAAATACAACTACGTGAACTTCATCGAATCTTGCTCCTCTTGCTGCAGCAAAGTTTGAGGTTGAGGGTCTATCTGCAAGAGTATTCCAATAAAGTGTAGAATTTGTAAGACTGATTGTTTGTTGATCAAACCAATCTTGTTGAGCGGCATATGTTTTAGTTGTATATGCGGTTAATACACCGCTGGTATGAATACCAAGTGTTCCTCCAGACGCAAAAGAGTAAACTCCTTGTGGTTGATAATCTACTGTAGTCTCTGTTCCAGCTGCAGATACATGACTCAAAACTTTTACTTGGATTGAACTTACACCTATTCCAGTAACTACACCCTTTAAATATCCACCCAAAACAGATGTAGATCCTGAACCAGCAAGAACCGAAGTAATTGCTTGAGTTACTCCACAACCAACTTGAATATCTGTGCTAAGACCACTTAAAATCTGATCTGCTTTCGCATCAATGATTGCAACTTTAACACCATTTGCCCAAGATCCAGGATCTTTAGCACAAACTGTTACCCCAGAAATTACATTTTCGTCATATCCCAAGTTAATGTAGTCTTCATAACTTTTAATCTTTATGCTAGTTGCTGATCCAACAAAAGCATTAGAAATATTTTCATCATCTGATCTAATTACTCTAAGACTACCTCCATATGATAAAAATGAAGAGGCAACTAACCAAGTTTCATACTGCTTATCTGCAAGATAAGGAGTACCAAAATTATTAATTAATTCTTGCTCATTTGAAACCAAAATAGGTTCATTTACTGCACCTTTAGGAAAAGGTGCTACAATAGCTCCTATTTTATTATTTGCAGGACTAACTCTCCCAACGGTTAAATCAACTTCTCTTACTACAATTCCAGGAGATGCTAAATTTAGTGGCATCTTAATTCTCCGTGATATCCAGGATTATACTAAAAATATTTATTAAAAATACTATTTCTATTGGGGAAACACTGCATGAATGTTTACCAATCTGGATATTCCCACTCAACTTTATATCTTTTTTTCTTTTTAGATTCTATAATTCTTTTTATGGTACACTCCTTACACTCATAAGAATATGAAGATGATATAGTGTTATTTTTACGTATTCTATAAAAAGAGTCTGTAAGACCTTTTCTAATACCGCAAGATCTACACTTTCTTTCTGTAAAAAATAAATGATCTAATTCAAATTGATCGTCAAGTTCCATTTACTTATAATCCCACATATAAGACATATCTCCATATTCATCTGTATACCACCTATCACCATCATTATCAACAAAACTTGTCATCTCACTTACACCATCAGATATAAATCCGAATGGAGACATATCTTGTTCTATTTGATTTTTTTGTTCCTCATATATTTTTTTACGAACATCATTATCTGTCATTTCTTTAAAATAATCTTGTGCTACTAGCCAAGAAAAAATAACAAGGCACATTGACAGGTCATCATTACAACCTTCTTCTGCTTCAAAAGAATTGTGTCTTTGTGAAAATGTTGTTAACTCTGAAATAATATCATAATCTACAGTTAATAATTTATCATCCTCCATCAGAGTTTTTAAATTTGAGCATCCCAATTTCTTAACAGAGGAAGTCATTCTAACGCCAAGTTGTGATTTTTTTCCACTAAATCCAGATCCGACTATTTGACCTGCTCTTCCGCGCATAGAACACATTAATATATTATCATACTCTAAATCAAAATGAAGTATGTTTGATACTTGATCACCAATATCATTTACTTCAATCAATACCCAAGAATTATTATATGCTTTTGCTACTTGATTGATAATATTGGGAAATAACATAGGTTTAATTTCATTATTTCTATATTTTGCAACAACTTTATATGGAAATTCTGTAATATCAAATACTATGAATGCAGAATAATCATTGCCAAGTCCTCTTGCAACATCGACTGTCATTAAATAATTATGCTCTTCTTTTTTTTCTTCGTAAATATCTAATCCTGCATTCCTTTTTATCGGATCTTCATAAACAAGATTTTTTAATTTTGCGGCATTAATTAAAGTATTAACCGATCCTAAAAACTCACACTCAAATTCTACTTTAAATTGCTGTTCACTAGTATTATCAATAGTCTGTTGCTTCCATTTTTCATCTCTACCGGGAACTTCTGACCAATGAACGTCTGTTGGAACATAACTATTTTTACCACGTTCTGCATCATGCCACATACGGTAGAAGTGGTTCATACCGCGAGGAGTGGAAACAATAATTACCTTTGTGCTTTGACCAGAAGAAATAGTAGGATAAACAGAGGCAAAGAAGTCATCAGCAATGTGATTCGGGATGAACGCGAATTCGTCCAAAAAGATGACATTATAGGATCCGCCTCGGACAGCAGATGAAGAAGTAGAGTTTGATGAAATTTTTGATCCATTTTCTAATTCAAGTGATCCTTTGTTCCAAGATATAATACCCTGCTGCATCCACTTGGGTAGATTCTCATAGGCAAGTTGCAGTCTTCCAAGAAGATCCCTTGCAGTAGATGCTTTGTTCGCTAGAATGGCAATATTAACATTATCGTTAAAAACTGCGTAGTGGAGCAGGTAGGATACGCAGGTGGTTGATTTGCCAGTCTGCCGTGGCATCTTACAAATATTAAACCTGTTCTCGTGGAAGTTTCTTACAAGTTTCTCTTGAAATGGATACATCTCAAAAGGAACAAGACCGTGATCCAGAGAAACAATCTTAATATAGTTCTTTGCAAAATATACAGGATCTTCTTTACACTTCAAGAACTCTATAATTTGTTCTTCCGTAAATTGAATTTGTGTATTTGCTCTTTTTAGATTAGGATTGCCCAGATAAATGTTGTCACTCATAAAAATTACCTACTAATTTCTTCCCAGTCCATAGAAGCGTGAATATCTGCACCATTAGCATTAGAGGCACATACAATAGAAAGTTCATAAGGTGTTCCAGTTAGTGCATCTCTTTCTAACTGAAACTTAAATAATGCCTCCTTGAGAATATCTACTGATGTTGAACCTTGATTGGAACCATATGTATATCCAGATGCTAGTATTCTTCCACCAGTATAAGTTCCTCCACCAATCTTATATTCAACAGCACTATCAACACCAGCATCAGTCCAAGTTGCACCACTAGATGTTCCAGATGCTCTTACTTGCCAGTTATAAGTTGCATTATTTGTAATGCCTAGAATAGAAAGTGCAGTCATAATTACAATTGCATCTAATCTATTTGGTGTTGCTTTAAGACGAATTGATACAACTGTATAATAAGTTCCTGCTGTTGTTAAATCAACTGGTGTTTGGACTGGTGTTCCTACTGCCTGCTGTATTCCACGAAGTTCATAACCACCCTCTGAAATTACAGTAGAACAAACTTGTTTAAGTGTGCTTGCACTGGTTGTAATTCCAGTATTTGCAATCTCATATCTCAAAGGTAATGATGCTGTTGTGATATAAGTTGATGTGATTAAGTTTGCGTGGTGGAATGAATGGCAGTGAATAAACTTCCCATCAACTACAAAACCCAATCTAACTGTTCCAAGTCCTAACCATTCAATATCCATCCACATAATTTGTGCTTTGGAAATATCTAATGTGACACCAGATGGATTGAGATGTCCTGCACCAAGCATTGTATCAATATTCCAGTTATTTTGCGAAATTTGTGTTGTTATTCCAGTAGATAAACTTCTTTCCGCAAAATATAAAGTGCTTCCATCAAGTTCCAGATACATTCCATTATCTTCACCAAAGTATCCTACTCTTTGACGAAGATTTGCTTTTGCTGGGTCCATTATAAATGTATTCAATACCTGTAATGATTTTCCTGGTTGATAAGAGAATACTTTTGTGGTTTCCCTAATCACAGAACATCCGGCAGTAGTTCCTATACTAATATTGACTAAACCTTGTGCTGTTACAAATCCAACTGTTGAACCAGTTCCTACAACTAAACCACTCCAAAGATTATTGTCCCTGTATCTGTGGGAACTATCAAAAAGTGTGAGTGGGGTAGACATTCTTTGTCTACCAAATGCATCAGTTGCTATTGGTGGCAATTCAATATCAACTGATCCAGTAACTGGAAATGGATTTGAAGTGCTGACTGGTGAATTGTTGAGGTTGATTGATACTTGCCCAGTAGTTCCAATACTTACAGTATTCAGTAATGTTGAAATGCCAACTGGGAGATATGGAACAGTTAAAATGCTGCTTATCCCAACTTCTGTGATGTGAGTATGAACTGGATTTTCCGGAGTACTTGAAACATCTACAGTTGCTCCAATACTCACATCGCCATTAATTGTAATATTTGAACTTCCAAGAGATACTGGAAATGGGTTCTCAAAAGAAACTGGACTGCCATCTTTTGTGGCAATCATAGGTACTTCAAAAAGGGTCCTTTCTTGGTTTAGAAAGTCCTGTGTATTCTTATTCCACTGTGCCATTAATCATTCACCCCACGATAATTTTTCTGGTTGATATCTTTGTGTGTTTTTAATTTTTAAAGAACTTTGGTTGGATGCTGGATAAATGTTATGAACAATTGCGCCAGGATATTCATCTTGAAGTTGTTCTGCAAGTTCATTTCTTGTCATCTCCTTCCCTTCAACTTCCATACGATATAATTTTCCTTCCCAAACAACATCTGCAAAGAAAGATTCACTTGCTTGTTCTGGTTGAGAAGAATTCATATAAAGATTGCCGTTAAAATCGCCGGCAATATTGACGCTTTCTGATAGAAATTGTTGAAAACTTTTCATTAGTTGCACCTCCAACGGCGTAATGCTTTGTTGATTCTCGAATCTGGATCTCTTGCAGTTTTTGCAGAAGTGAGTTCGTCCTTCATTCCAGACATACGACTACAAAAATTTGAACGACGCTTTGCTCTTTTGCCCTTTGGTTTCTTTTCAGTAACCGCAGTTTGAAGTTTTGATTCAGGTTTCTCACGACGATAAGCATCAACTGCTGCTTGACTTAGACCATCAGTTTTATCTTTACGATTTACTGATTGCCAGTCTTCACCAAATGCAGATTTTCCATACTTATCACCAGCATCTCTAATTGCCTTTAAATTTAATTGCGGTTTTGGTTTTGTAGCACTCGCCGGAATTGTGTCTCCTACTTTATAAGCACGACCTTTAATTCCACCAGAGTAAGCACCAGATTGACTTGCACTAGGCATTACATAATTTCCCTGCTCAAGTAATTCTTTTCTCCAGTCAGAATATTCTTCCTTTTTAACACATCTATTATATCTTTTCCCAAATATCTCTTGTGATCCCTTTTTTTCATATCCCTTCCAGCATTTTTTAGATCCTTCTCCAAGAAGTCTACTACCTATACCTCTTGAGGGCTTTAGTGGTTCTACCTTAATTATATCAATAAATTCTGCGTAGTGCCTTCCATTAGAATCCTCAATAGAAACAGATTCTACCTTATGTTCTCCACTTTCCAAGTAGTCTGCTGCAGTATCAATATAATCTGCTGCTTTTGTAATTTTTGATTGAACCCATGCCTCAATACCACCCTCTCCTTTCACTTTTTTTCTCAATCTTTTAGCTGCAGAAATAATTGTTGAAAGTTCAGATCGAGCCATGGAATATTCGTGATCTTTTTCCTCATTGGCAGGATGAACTTGTGCAATATTAAATTTTTCTTGATTTGAAGGTTCTATTGGTAATGAAAACATTGACCAATACTTAGGTCCATATTTGCATTCATTAGAAAGTTCCATTTTATTACATTTTGGACAATACCGTTGTTCATTTTCATATATTGGCGAATTCCAATCATATGACAAAGCACTACCGTCTACAGATTCGTTTGTATTTCCCCAATTTGAAGCACCAACTCTACGGCACCTAACAAGTGCTCCTGAAGCATATGCACTTGGCCAAACGTCATATCTTGCTTTTACTTTATGATAACAGGCGTCTTTGGTGCCGCTACCTTTTCCAGGTCTATCTTTTCTTGCTTCTTTAAGTTCCATTGTTTCTTTAATTGTTGGTTCTGCTTTTACATAATTGGGGTCTTTTTTACCCTTTGCAAATGTTGGAACATTAGTTGGTGCTGCAGCTCCAGATTTTGATTGTTGTCCTTTATCTTTTTGCCTTTTACGTCTAACTGCAGATTTTATTAATGAAATACCTTTTTTACCTTTTCTTTTTAATGATCTTAAACGACCGCTACTAAAACATTTTGGAGTTCCAGTTTCACCTGGTTCATTAGCACATGGAGATCCATCTGATTGAACCCATCCCTTTACTTTTTTTCCAGTTTTTGTTTTTCCACTAGATCCTTGAAACCAATGGAATAAAGTACCTTCAGATACATCTTTAAATTTTTTATGATGCTTTTTAGCATCTGCTTCCATTTTTTTCAAACGAGTATAATAATCTGGAATTTCATCAAGATGTTGAAGAGCAATTTCTCTAGCAAGTTCATGATTTTTTGTATGCTCATGCTCAATTTTTTCTCCCATATCCAATTGTTTTTGGATAAAAGTTACACTTAGTCTATGTTTTTTTGCAATTTGCTGTACAGTTTTAAATGACTTTAATTGCTCTTTTAGAGATTTTTTACGTCCTTGACAATGGGCACGTTGAGAAAATCCTTTCGGATTATCACAATCTATTGATCTCTTATATTTTTCAGACCAACTCATGAGGTTTAAGAATCTTCTTTATTATTTAGAAAACCTTGCTTTAGTAGTTTTGATAGTTCTGAAGTAGAACCAACAAATAAAGCATTATTTGTCACATTATTTGTTGTTTTAGTATTAGAACTTTCAAGATCCTTCATTTTTTTCTGCAAATCTGCTAATTTATCAGTAACATCACCTACACTTTTAATTAACTGACCAGCAACTTCATATGCCCTAGGACTACCACCTTCACCAGCTAACTCCAAAATTCCATTAATTGCTTCTTGACCTTTTTCTATTAAAGAATATAAATTTGCTCTTGTATAATCATAATCTTTTTGAATATCAAAAGTTTCTGATTTTATAACTTCAGCATTTTCTGAAGATTTTATTATATTCCCTTCTCCAAAATCATTTTTTATATTAAGACTTTCACTAATGGATTTAAAATTATCAGTCATATTATTCTACGTCAATTTTTCTAGTGGGACTATATGTTGCACTGTTATTAAAAAATAGGGTTTCTTCACTAAACCCAAAATCGTCCCCAGGAACTATTTGAGAATTGTCGTAAGAAGATAAAATATTAATAATTGCTCCTTGACTATGCTCAGATTGAGAGGTATTATCATATCCTCTATTAACAATTATGGTATTTTCTGATTTTGATTTAACGTACATAATCTCATTATCAATTATAATTCTATCTCCAATAGAAATTGTAGATGCATTATTAACATTCACAGATTGTTCTAAGGTATTTAAATTTTCTTGCAACGTAGCAGAAGAGTCAGAATCATAATCTTTCATTGCAGTTGGAGTAACTGTATACCTTATCTCCCTCTTTGAAGTATTAATATTTGTATTTGAATGATAATCAATCTGAACCTTACGAATAAGACCTTCTGGATCGTTTGCAATTGGTCCAAACATAAAGGATTTTGCAGTAAATTGCAAAGTATAAATCAAAGCTCTTCTTGTGGTTAAATCTCCTTCATAGTCGTCTTGTATATTAATTCCGTCTAAAACAATAGCAATATCTTTTTTTTCTCCAATAGAGTCTATTAAATCAACTGTCAATGCAAATGAAGGTTGAAAAAATGGCAATATTTGCTCTATTATTTGAAGCATATCGTCATTTAACTTGGTTAAAATATTTAATTCAAATTTTAAATTATAAGGAACCGGCATGTATACTTTTCTAATCTTATCATTACTTCCAACGGCAGAAAATGTTTGAGTTACTGTACTTTTTCTGGAAGGATCATATTCAATGCCATTTAACTCAAATGACATTCTAGGTAAAGTAATTTGAATCGGTTTATTTAAATTTGGTTGTTGCTCTATCCTAGCTAAGAATTTTTGCATAGGACCATATGCCAAAGGAACTCTTAGTTCGCTAATAACATCAGAATCTGAATCTGTGTGTTTTATATAAATTTGATTAAAAAGTGTTCCAAAAGAAACAACTGTTTTGCGAATAATTTCGTGATAAAAATAAGTTCCTAACATCAATAACTACCAAATGGATTTGATTGTGAAAAGTCTAATATGAGATCTGCTTCTTCTTCAATCTCATCATTTTGACTATATTTATCATATATATCTCTCTTATCATATGTATCAATTGAATACGTTGCAGATGAGGCAGTTCCAACAACTAGTTCACATGGAATAAATTTCCCATCTGTAACTGAAATTTTTAATTCACCTGTAACTATATCCCAAGATTTAACTCGCCCTTTTGCACCAGAAGTAGATCCAATAACTATTTCATTAAATCTATATGTTCCAATTCCACTAATTATTGGTGGATTTGCAACAGTGACTGTTGGTGCTTGTGAATATCCAATTCCTGGATTGGATATTTTTATTGAAGAAAGATCATTAGTTAAATTATTAATTATTGAAACTGCGGTTGCAGTTATTCCATAACCAACTCCGTCTAAAGGAGTTGACAAAGTAACTATAGGATTGCAAGGATAACCATCTCCAGGGTCAGTAACAAAGATTGAAGTAATTCCACTTCTAGATGTTTCTATTGAACAAGTTGCAGCGGCTCCAGATCCACCACCTTCTGAAATTTTTATAGAAGGTGCTATTGTATATCCATATCCAGATCTTGTTAAAAGTATTTTTTCTAAAGAAGTTACACCACCTACAGTGGTTAAAATACCAACTCCAATAGCAGTTCCACCACTGACTGGTGAAGGTGAAAACGTTATTGTTGGTGTATAAGTAAATCCGCTTCCGTCATTGTTGAGAAATATTTCTCTAACATAACCAGTTCCAATCGTCGCAGAAGCTGTTGCAGTTTTGCCAATACCTATTAAATTTAATGTTGTAATAGAACCTTCGGAGAGATCATCAACCTCTTCAATGGTAGTATCAAGAACTTCATCCTCATATTCAAATAATTCACACTTCAATTCATAGACATAATTTTTTCCTAATTGATAAAAAGGTTGTTCATGCTCTACAAATTTAACTTCAAACAACCTTTTACCTAATGGAAAATAAATTAGATCTCCCTCTTTTGGTCTGTGTGCAACTTCTTCTGGAATTTCATTATCGACTTCTGCTATTAAAAATGGTGCAATAAAGTTTTCAAAAACTTCTTTGGAAATTACAAGAGATACCTCGTCTCTCAGTGACATTCCAAATTTAGTCATGATATCTCCTGCTCCACCATATCCCTCATAATTATTAACATAAGCTTCTATTAAAAAACTATCGTCAAATTTAGAAGACGTAATTTCTCTGAGTATGTTATCTCTCTTTACAAATTTTCTAGGTATGTAAGTTACTTCAACACCATAAATCTTTAATTGTTCATTTATTAAGTTTTGAACTAATCTTTGTTCAGATTTAGAACCTTGTATAAAAAATGGATTTAATGCCATTATCCTATAAAATCAAGAGCAGGTATTTCATATTCTAATGTCATTCTAGATTTAATATCTTCTAATTCTCTTTCTGCGTCTTCGTATATTTCTCTACCATTAAGTTCAATTCCACCTGGAAGTTTAACTCCCCTAAACTTAATTAAATTCTGTCCCCATTGTTTTTTAATAAGAGAGGTTAAATATTTCTTTAAAAAACTATCATTATATACTTTGGTAAAATCATTGGGGTCCAAGACTCTATAGCAATCTATAACCAAATAGGTATCTTTTTTCTGAGCTCCCCAATCAATGTCCAAATATAATCTATTTTGTCTTTTATTAAATCTTATTTGCTTATCTGTTTTGAGTAAAAAATCAATATCTTCAAGATATGATTTAACCATAGCATATTGTAAAAGTTCAACAGAATTAAAATAATATAAATCATTTAAAAATAACTGATATTTAATACTAAACATTCCACCAGAAATATCACTAGTATCAAATTTAAAAACTTTTTCTATTCCTATTACAGAATCGGGAACTTGAATAAAGTTAGAACTTTCATAAAAATTAAAGGAAGTAGCAACACCATTTATATTAGTTGTTGCTGTTGTTGTAGTTATACCAACACCAGATCCATTTGATATAGATCCTTTACCTCTAGTAATATCCTCTTCCGTAATTTTATATTTTAAATACATCTTTTCGACACCATCAAAATGACGCTCATTAAAATATTGTAGTGCGTCATCGACAAGATCATCTATTTGATCATCATCTACATTTATTTCCAATACTGGAGCACCTAAACGTCTAAGGCAATAATCAATTAATTCTTGTCTACTTGATGGTTTTGCCATTAATACAACCTATATCGTTTATATTGGTTTAACTATTACTATTTTTTTTCTTCTAATAGTTTTTTTAAATTTTCTAATTCTTTAGTTGCTAATAGTAACTTTGCTTCTAAAATAATATTTTCATTAATCAAAGAAGAAATCTTTTGATTGTAAATAGAAACTAAAGAACTAACATCAATTTCACTCGACATAAATTAAAAACCTCTAATAATTTATTAATATCTAAAATATATTTATACCTCTAACATTCCTAAAGAAGAAATTACTTCTTGTTGTTTAAGATAAAGTTTGCAATATAACTTTGCAAAATTTTTAAGATCATTTAAATCTAATTCATCTATCATTCTAACTTGTTTTTCATACTCAAAAAGTTTATCAATACTTTCAAGTTTTATTTCTTCTGGATTCATTGATAAATTCCTCTAATAAAGATTTTAAATAGTTTACATCGTCTTTTAATTTTTTTATGTCTTCCTTTTGACTTTTTCTTTCATTTTTTGTTTTAATGTATTGTTCATACTCAAAATTATCACAGTTTATAATTGCACCAGTATTTTCATCGCGGAATAAATTTTTATGTCCTTCTATTTGTAACATAATAATCAAACTAATGCAATTGCTCTAATATCTGCAAATCTTGGAGTATCAGATTCATTTGTACCACTCGCAACTATTTTAATTGAAAACGCATTAAATTCTTCTAAATCATTAGCAGTAAATTGATACTCTAAGAATTCATCAGAAACACTTGGTCTAACAAACATATCAGATAATCCGTCATTTAGAGATTGATTTACAACTTCATCTCCAATACCATCAACATTGGTATCTATCAAATTATTATACCCTGGGAACAATCTGTAAGATTGATCTATTTGATCAGAATCTGATTTAAACAATCTGTAAAGCACTCTAAAGTCACTACTTGAACTTCTATAAGCACTTAATATTACTTTTAAAGATGTCGCTGGTTTTTTCAAAGATATCTTCTTTGAAACATATGCAAATTGATGTGGATCAAATGTAATATCGTGTGTTGTAGAATCTGAAGCATAATTTTTAACCGGACTATTAATTCTATTTCTCAAAAGAACAAATGTTGAAGATTCGGAGGTATCTATTACGGGAGAAACATTAGGTGAAGTAGTTTCTAATCTAATGCCTAAAGTTAGAGATTTGCTATTTAAGAAAGAAGAACTTGAAAGTCTATTAACTTCATTCACTCTTGAGCATATCATTCTAGGAGAAGATAATTTATTTACTCTATTTAATTCAATACTTTCAAATCCTTGATCCAAGAAGGAAACTTCATTTCCAGAACAACTTGTTGCAGAAATTGTTCTCAATGTTGCAGAAACATTGGTATTTTCTGGATAAATTACGTTAAAATGTGGAACTATAGAATTAAATTGGTAATTTTGAGTAGATTGGCAATTAAATCCACCAAATGTTTTTTCTTCTATAAAACTTAATTGAGGTTTATCTGATCTAATAAATTCAATATGATATTTGTCTAAATCTTTAGAAGATTTCAATAATGAATCTGTTGGCATGTTGTGCTTAGTATTAATTCTAGTAAGAGAAATTCCATTTACCTCATATTTGTAAATTAAGTCATTGACCGCATGATCTCTAGTAATAGATTCATTTTCTCCTCTCTTATTGATTACTAAACTATTAACATTTATACCAGTATATGATATTATTTCATTGTTTATTAAAACATATCCAGGATTGGATACACTAACATTAGTGCCCTCAAAGTTAACAAAGTTTGCGGTATTTGCAACAGATATTGCTACACTACTTGATGATAAACTGGAAGTTAATAATATGGGAATAGTGTCTGGAAATACTCCATTAATGACAACAATATTGTTGTCAGAATGCATACCGTGATCATAATGTGTGACTTCAAATACATTTCCTGTATACAAATTGTTAGGAACGTATGTTTGTTTGCTAACTGTAGTTCCCGATAAAGAAACGTTTGTAGAACCGTTATAGTAAGAAATACTATTACCTTGAGTAAATTGTTCTCCTTGAACATTAGTCAAATACAAAGTATCAGCATTTATACTAGAAGATATTGTTACTGTTGCACCAGATCCTTTGTTAACTGAACTTGTGGTAATTCCAAGAAGATCTCCAGTAACATATCCAGAACCAGTATTTGCAATAGATATTGAGTTTAATTTTGAATCTACAAAAGTTACATTTGCAGTGGCTCCATTTCCTGATCCTGTTATTGAATATAATGGAACAGACGAAAAAGATCCATTTGAATAACCAATACCAGTATTTGTTGTCGTAACAACACCTATATTTCCGCCAATTTTTTCAATATATCCATAAGATGATCCTTCAATAATTTTTGTTCCAACAGAAATTACATTAGTAACATTAGAAGAAGTTATAATTCCTACTATAAGTTTTCTTGGTAAAGATCTTATGGGATTTTTTACTAACTTTTGAATATTTGAATCATATCTACCATAAGTAGTCCCGATAGACAAAGTAGGATTATGGAAATATACTGTTCCAGAATTGGATACAAATTGTGCTTTATATAATTTAAAAGTCAAATCTTCAGACAAACTTGACAACCATATGGATCCATTCTGTGGTTTGTAGAGATTTCCTCCAGTATAATTATTTGAATATATCTTTTGCAGAGCAAAAGGTAATAGTGCTGTGTCTACAGTTGGTTTATTCGTTTCTGCAGTCCAAAGTTTATATTTTGAAGAAGTTGGACAAAGAATTGATAAAGAATACTGTTTATTTGGTTGAAGATATAATGGAGATTTAAACT